AGTACCTAATTCAAGCGGGGGGGGTGGTTCTGCTCCAAGTATATCTGGCTCTACTGCTTCTGCACCAAGTATTCCACCAGCATTTAATGTAGTTGGTGCAAGTAATACAAATCAATTAGCAGATGCTATTGGTGGACAAGCACAACAACCTATTAAAGCATTTGTAGTTTCAAATGATGTAACATCTGCACAAAGTATGGACAGAAACATTGTAAGTGGTGCTTCTATTTAAAACACAAAAAAATAACATTTAAACTATATAATAGTATGAACATTATAGAATTGATTTTAGATGAGCAAAATATTGAAAATGGTATTGAAGCAATTAGCGTTGTAGAAAACCCTGCCATTGAAGAAGATTTTATTGCTTTAAATACTCAACTTATAGAATTAAAAGAATTAAACAAAGAGAAGCAAATTCTTTTAGGTGCTTTATTAATTCCAAACAAACCTATTTATAGAAAGAATGGAGATGATGAGTATTATATATATTTTTCAAGAGAAACGGTAGAGAAAGCATCTCAAATGTATTTAATGAAAGGCAATCAAAACAATTCTACACTAGAACACCAATACGAGTTGAGTGGTTTAAGTTTAGTTGAAAGTTGGATTGTTGAAGATGAGGTACACGATAAATCAAGAAAGTATGGAATGAATGTTCCAATAGGTACTTGGATGGGTGCAGTTAAAGTAAATAACAATGAGGTTTGGAATGATTATGTTAAAACTGGAAAGGTTAAAGGATTTTCAATCGAAGGATATTTTATTGACAAAATAGAAAAACCAAAAGATATACAAAGTGAATTAAGTGCAATTGAAGAAGAAGAAGCTGAATATTTATTAGCACAAGTAAAAGCAATTATTAAAACAGATAAAAGATTAAAAAAAGGAAAAAGAACTGAAATGGAAAGTTTTACAGATTATCCACAATCGGTTTCTAATAATGCAAAAAGAGGTATTGAGTTAAATGAAAAGGTAAACAATAGATGTGCCACACAAGTTGGTAAAGTAAGGGCGCAACAATTAGCAGACAGAAAGCCAATCAGTATGGAAACTATCAAAAGAATGTTTTCTTATTTAAGTAGAGCGGAAGTTTACTATGAAGCTGGAGATACTGAAAGTTGCGGATATATTTCGTATTTACTTTGGGGCGGTAAATCAGCAAAGTCTTGGGCAGAATCTAAAATTAATCAATTACAATTAAGTGAGGGATTAAGTGAGGGATTAAATGAGGGATTAATGACTGGGAAAGTTCATACAGAAGATGGCGAGTATTTATATCACAAAAAAGAGTTACCTAAAAATGGCTAAACAATTAAACATTTCAGTTTACGAAAAGCCAACTGTAAGCAGAAAAGGTGTTCACGCTAAAAGTAAAACATCTGTAAATAAATCAAGTGCTAATTATAAGAAACCATATAAAGGTCAAGGTAAATGAAAAAAGATAATTCAACACCAAGTTTAACAAGTCCAAAAGGTAATCAAAGAGGTTGTTTGTGCAAAGACAATACCTATAAAATAAAATGTTGCGATGGAAGTTTACAAGCACAAGGAATAGGGCAAACATCAACGAATACCGAAAATGCAAATTAATTATCTAAATACTATATATAAATATGAAATCAAATGAAATGTTAAACCAAGTTAAAACACTTTTAGGAATGGAAGTTAAACTTGAACAAATGAAATTAGAAAACGGAACTGTTTTAGAAGCAGATAAGTTTGAAGCTGGAAATGAAATCTTCATTGTAACGGAAGATGAAAGGGTTGCTTTACCTATTGGCGAATACGAAATGGAAAACGGAATGGTTGTGGTAATCGAAGAAGAAGGTTTAATCAAAGAGGTTAAATCATCTGAAAGCGAAGAAGCACCAGAGGTTGAAGTAGAAGCAGAAGAAGATGAAAAAGAAGAAATGCAGTATGCTACTAAAGAAGAACTTGCAGAGGTTAAATCAATGATTGAAGAAATCAAAGCAATGTTAGAGCCTAAAAAAGAAGAAGAAATGTCTCAAGTAAAAGAAGAGTTATCTTCTGAATTACCAAAAGAAGTTTTAGCTGAATTATCACAACCAGCAGTTGAGCCAATCAACACAAGTGCAGAGGTTGTAAAGCAAAAAGTACAATTTAACATCGCTTCAAAAAGACCTTTATCTACAATGGATAGAGTAATGAGTAAAATTAATAAATAAATAAAAATCAATAAAAAATGAGTGTATCTTTAACTACAACTTATGCAGGAGAATTTAGCGGTAAGTATATCGCTGCTGCATTATTATCAGCTTCTACATTAGATGCTGGGGCAATTTCAATATTGCCAAACGTAAAATTTAAAAGTGTATTACAAAAAGGCGCAACAGATGACATCGTAAAAGATGCAACTTGTGATTTCGTAACTGACCAAGGAACTTTAACTTTAACAGAAGCTATCTTGAT